TCCACTACTCCAAGAGTAAGAAGCAAAACCAGCTCCAGCATCTAAAGTTGTAGAAGCACCAACACAATAAGTCAAAGTTCCTGAAATGCTAACAGTAGGTAAAGCATTTACAGTAATTGTAGTTCCACCAGAACTTGTACAACCATTAGAATCTGTACCTGTTGCATTAAATGTAGTTGTAGTAGTTGGTGATACTGTTCTTGGATTATCTGTATTACCATCATTCCATACATAAGTAGAAGCACCACTTGCAGTTAATATTGTACTTTCTCCATTACAAATAGTACCAGCAGAAGTGCTTACAATAACAGTTGGTAATGCATTAATAGTTAGGTTAAATGTAGCAGTTGCAGAATCTGTATCTGTATATGTAATTAAATAACTTCCTACAGTAGAAGCATCAATATCAACTTCACCAGTTGTTGTGCTAATAAATACTAATCCAGTTGTAGAACTAAATGTTCCAGCACCAGCATTGTTTTGTATAGTTGGTGTAGGGTCGCTTGCATCAGCACAAAAAGCACTTGCAGAATAAGTTATTGACACTACTGGTTGCCCACCTACTATGTTAGTATCACCACTTGGCGAACTATCATAAACAGCACCAAAGTTATTGGTAGAATTAGCTTTTGCTTTTCCCCAATCGTTGTTGTTGTTCACACCACCTTGTCCCCATTCTATGTTATTATCTGGCATAATATATTTTTAAAGTACCCAACCTCCAAAATCTGCAACATCATCTGGGTACATATCCTCTTGTGAGTTACTATAATACTCAGGTATTAATCCTGCTGCGTTATTTTGCATATAATCTATAAATCTGTTTGTGTAAAACTGTGCTGTAGTTCTACTTCTTTCTATTAAGCTATCTACTTGTTCTTTACTTAGTGCTGTGCTATTTTCAGGATTTTTAGTATATATACCACCATTTGAAATATTAACACCAGCGTAAGGCAAGTATTCTACCATTGCCCAATGTAGAAGCATACTTTTTATATAATCATTCAACAAAGCTAAATAAGGGTCAGCTAAAGTACCAGCAACTATTTCATTTTGTATTTTAACATATAACTCAGTACCTAAGTAATTCTGTATGTGAATATCTTGTGCTTGGTTTATAAATGGTAATAATTTATCATTATCTATATTACCATTAGCAGCAGTAAATACTGAAATATCGTGTCTTGTTACAAATAGTGCCTTACTCATTATTTAAAATAAATTATAAACTTTTTTAATAGCGTTACCTTGTTCTTCGTATTTATCAGCTATTTCTTGTAGTTTTTTAAATTCTGTTGGTGGTTTAACTCCTAATTCTTTAGATATTTTCTCTACTTCTGCAAGTTTTTTGTTCATTGTACCTCCAGCTCTTAAAAGTCCATTATAAACATTTAAATTCTTTTTTAAATCTTTTTGTATTTGCTGACCTTTTTTTGCCATATCTCTAATATCATCAGCCAATGATAACTCAATTCTTTCACTTGCTAATTCTACTTTTGTAGATTCACTTAGTTTTTCAAATACTCTTCTTTGTGTTCTCATTTTTATTATATTATATATTAATTACTTTTTAAAAATTTGTATCCACTTTCTATTTCATTAATGAGCAAACCTATTTTTTCACCTAAATCATTATATTCTTTTATGCTTTTAACATCTACACCTAATTCTTTAGCTTTTCTTGCAAACTCAAAACTTACTTCTTTAGCTTTATCTACAACATTTTCACCATTTGCATTTTCATTTCTTTGTTCATTTGCTTTTTGGTCTATTAATTTTGTAATTTTTTTTAATTCCTCTAAAGAATTAGAAACTTTAGAAATAGCTTTATTAACTTTGTTTATTTCTTGTTTTATTTCATTTACACTACCTAAATTAACTTTATGAGTTGCTAATTCTACCTTTTCTTTACTTAATGTTTCAAATATTCTTTCTATTGTTGTTTTCATTACTTATTTTTTATAATTTGGATGATGTCCTTTATTCGGCATATTTACTGGAGCTTTCTTTGCTTGTTTGTGTCCTCTTGGTTTTGCCTCATAACTCTTTGGTATTTCTTTAACCACATCATAATCTTTTAAATTTTTACTACCTTTTTTACCATCTAAAGCAGCATCTATTTTCATTCTATACAATACCTGCTGAAATTTGTGCCTGCAATATACACCGCCTTTAAACTTAAATAAATCATACTTTTGGCCTTTATGCATTGGTAATTCAGCAGCTTTAAAATTCATTTGCCTTGATGCTTTATCAATATCTTCTAATCTATATACAACACCTCTTTTACTTCTTGACATCATTTCTTTGCAAAACTTTCTGCTCTTACCGCCTTTGCCTTTTGCACTTGCTGTATTGTATTTGTATCTAACTTTATAATAACTTTTATCTAAATTAGATTCTTTGTTAGGTGCATTTTTAATTGGTGTATCACTTTTAACTGCTGATGCTAATTCTATCATATTATCAGCCCAATCTTCAACACTAATATTATCTTCACTTACATCTCTAATATCAACAATTTCAAATTCTTCACTATTCATTATTTCGCCACCTAAGGTATCTAATGCTTCATTTAGTAGTAAATCACTATCTGCATCTGAAATACTCTTAGAAGCCATTATTTCAAGCTCTGTGCTAAAATCATCATCTTCTTTAATACCAGTTTGCTCTTCTTTTTCTTCATTATCAAGTTCATCTAAATCCATAAACTCAAGTGGTTCAATAGTTTTAAAGTAAAGATTTAAACTAATATCATTTACCGCTAATATTGTATCTAAGCTATCAATTAAAAGGTTTTGGTATGGTTGTATAACTACGTTGTTAAAAAGCCTTGAGGCGTTCTCTATTTCATCAGCATTAGAAGAAAAACCATTAGCAGAAGATAAGCCAAGTAATAATGGTGAAGTAACTCTATGTGTTAGCATAATTTTCTTAGAACATTCTTCACTTAAATATGAATAGTGCTGTGGAGCATCTACTAATGGTATATCTTCAACAGTTGTTTTGCTTTCTGCATTATTGTTAAAAGCTACAATTACCTTTTCTCCATAGCTACCAGTTAGCTTATTCATTACATCATTCTTAATAGCTAATTGTTTTTCTCTGTCAGGTACACCGTTGTTAAAGTTTACCACCTTTGTACCACTAAAGCCATTCTGAGTATCATTAATTAAGTAACACGCTATTTCATCTTCAAGTGTTGCATAAGCAGTATTATAATCTGCTGGACTATAATAGTAAAAACCAGTTACATATCTTTTAATAATAAATATTTCATTTTGTGCGCCACTACCAAAAACAGGAAACTTTTTTAGTTTAGTATTGTGTTTAACTTTACTCCAATCAGCAGAATAAAAATAGTTTTTTATTTCGCCTTTATCATTCATCTTTTCAGCTCTTAACGTTTCTCTTGGGAAGTGTGTTATTGCTGATATTTTATTACCATTGTAAGTTATTTGAAAAGCAGCTTCTCCTAATAGTTTTAAATCTTGGCAAACATTTCTTAAATCGTGAGGTTTTACCAAACTCTTCATTTGTGCATACTGGTCTGGCTTTTGTGCAGAATCAGTAGCATCTAATCCTTTACCGTATATTTGATTAACAACACCATTAATTACAGCATTGTTTGTTGTGCTATCCATATAAGCATCAATCAAACTTTGGTAATAATCATTGTTATCGCCTATTGATACCCAATCTTTATTACGTTCTTCTGTGATTGTTGGCCTTTCGTATTGGCCTAATTGTATTAAATGTAAATTATCCATAATATATAAATTGATTGTCTCCTGTGCTTTGTTCTATATAAACACCGTTTGAAATTTCATAGTCTGAAAGTGTTTGGTCCGAACAATACATTTTATCTTTAAAAATTATTGCGTTATCTGTTGTGTTAGTAATTGTAATAGTATAGTATTGATTTTCAACTAATGCTTGAGTAGTTGAATATTGATAATAGTAATCTAATTCAGAAAATGTTGCATCATTATCTGTTGCTATAACTTTATTTTGAGCTTCTGACTTTATCACTAATTTATAAGTTTTACTACCAGTTATTGTTTCTCTTGGTATAAAGTTAATAATTCGTGTGCCACTTGTAGTTAATATTTGCATATTTTTTTAATAAAAAAGGGGAGGCTAATCACTTCCTCCCCTCCAATCAAACTATATATTATGAATCACACAATTATATTAATCGCGTCTTTTTTAACTATTTGTACCTACAGTAACTGTTACAGTTGCA